ACACTCGAATACTTTCTTCAGCCACCGATTGACGATCTTCTCGTCGAGGTTACCGCCGCCAAAGTGGCGGACGGGTATGTAGCAGGACCAGCCTTCTATTGCGATTGCGTAGCCCACAACTTCGCCATCCCCCGTCGGCCATCCGGGACCGTTCACCTTTAAATTCGGGTCGCGTGTTTCGACGTCGATTGCGATTCTAGGCGACAGGGTAATATCAGGCAGCTCTAAGGGCGGAACCCACTCATTCTTATCGGCGAACATCGCCATCTGTAAACTCATTGTTTTATCCTCGGGTCGTCGCCCATTGAGTAACGTAAGTACCAAATAGCCTTCTGCTTGTCCTGCTTGGAGTCGCTGCTTTTACGGTTCATTCGCCATATATATTTAAACGCTGCTATCTCGGCATAGACGTTAACTTTGTCTTGACCAAACGCTGCAACCATCGCGTCGATACATTCGATCTCACTGTCTGCGTAATGATTGGGTTGCGATACCATTTTGTCTTCACTCATAACTCCTTACATCCATCCGTTATGCGATCCCACAGCGGCTTATTGCATTGCTCGATTGCGGGCGGCGACCATGTTGGCACCCCCGTCTGGCCGGGGTCGTGGGCGTATACTTTCTGCACGATGATACTCGTTCCCGACAGGAAGATAGATATAACGGCGAAAGCCAAACAAACTTCTTTTAAGATAGTCTTTCTCTCCGGGTTCATAACTCATAACTCCTTGTTACATCTTCGGCGTCAACAATAAACAACGCCTTTCTCGTTCGTGTCACCCCGACGTAAAAAACGCGGTGCATGTCGTCCGGGTTAATTCTCATCTCGTTATCGGCTGCTGGGCTGAGGTCCGTGAACAACACGACGTTATCCGCTTCTCCGCCTTTTGAGCCGTGGATCGTGGACGCCGTAATACGGGGTATCCCATTAAACTTCTGGCCCCGTCGCAGTAGGGCCGTGATGTAAGCCCTGTCCCCTTCGGGCAGCTTATCCATCGCTTCGGACCAGATCATAGTCTTATTGGCCTTTAAGCCGTAATTCTCAATCAGCGTACTCATTTTTACGAGGTCTTGGTCGGCCACCCCTGTAAGTTTCTTATAGCCCCTGCCAACTCGGATTCCGGTGGACATAAAGCCGTATATCTTACGCGCTACTTCGCCAGAGACTTCTTTACCTTGTCGCAACTGCTCCCAACCGTTTACGGCGTCGGAAAGTTTCTCGCTGATGCTCCGATGGCCGCGGTAGTTGAACAGGTAACCACTGGACTTCAGGTCACTTGCCACAGGCTGTAAATGGTATCCGGCTTGCGCCAATATCAGCCACGATCCTTCTGCCATATCCAGTGCAGCAATGCTGCTGATCCGCGTTACCGCGCCGGGTTCTTCCTTTGGCTTGTAGGTCTTGGGGAACCGGCGGTGGATGCGACGCACGACATTCTCCGCAAGGTGGTGGACAGATTTCGGCACTCTGTACGATTGAGACAGCGTTTCGGAACCGCCCGGTAGATTAATAAAGTGGTCTACATCGGCCCCGGCCCATCGATAAATGGCTTGGTCATCATCGCCTGCGCAGTACATCCGCTTAGATCGAGCATCGATGGCGTGAGCTAATTCCCATTGCAGCGGGCTTAAATCTTGGGCTTCGTCGAGGAAGCACAGGTCGAAGTCTGGGCAGAAGGTGTCGGCCCCCTTAACGAACTCCGCCAGCATGTCGGTAAAGTCGTAAAGGCCCATGCTTTGTTTGTACTTGCGAAGGCACCTGTCCACGTAGTTGACTGTGTTCCACTCAGGTTCAATGTTACTCGCGTTGTATTGTTCCCGCAAAGGGACCTTTCTCAAACGGGCTAGGTTAATCAGCCCGAGTATAGGATCGTTACTGGCAACCATAGAGGGGATGTCGTCATCAAAGTTCCCGGCTTTTGTTCCACCGAGACTGACGCCTATGGAGCGACTAAGTTCCCGGAAGTGAGACTCTTGCATCACTTGTTCCGGTTTAATATCGGTCATGGTTAGCGCAAGCGAATGCAGTGTCCGGAAATAGATCAGGTCTGTTTTAGGGTCAAGATTAAAGCGTACCGCGGCGCGTTCTTTAGCTTCGTTGGCCGCTTTGCGTGTAAAGGCTAGGAAAGCTATGCGGTGCGGGTGTGTGCCTGTGTCCAAGGCTTCGTCCACCATGTTCAACAACGTCGTAGTTTTACCTGTCCCCGGCGGCCCGAATATTCTAAACATCCTTCGCTTTTTCCCGGTCGTATATCTGCTTGACGCGTTGCTTTGATATGCCAAAAAACTTGGCAATTGCGGTCATTGTCCTAATCTCCACGTCAACCATTTGGACTATCTTCCGATCTCGGAGAGCCCGGTCCTCTTTAAGAGTTAGTTTTTTATCCATCAGAAGGGAGCCTCGTTCTGACCACCAAATTTAGGTGTATCAATATCTATGTCGGAAGTATCAAACGCAGGTATTTGCCACACACGCACAGCCCGGCCTTTGATCTTGAGCACGACGCTAGAGCCATTTATGTCACGAAGGCGTTGAGCAATACGGTGAGATTTGTACTCGAAGAACTTGTTTTTCTTCAGAAAGTTCTCGAAGTCTTTCAAACGTAGGTACGTGATACCTTGCTCTTCATCAGTCCAAGGACGACGTAGTAATATTTCTTCCTTGTCCTGCGCAACCTGAAGGTGGCGACAGAATTCTTCAAGGTAATCATAAAACTGACCGCTCGTACTGGCATCAACGGCCACCTCGATGATGGCGCTCTCGTTGCCCTTCATCTCGTTCAAGAGGGTGCTGATCCGGCTTTCCCACTGCTGCTTGGCAACTGACCTTGGCATGAAGTTAAGCTGCTCCATGCAGCCTTTCTGGAAAGTCATCTGATTCATCAGAGCATCAGTGTCCATCTCCAGAGGCTCGCCGTTTACGTCCATAAACCAGACAGGCGGGGTGGAGTTGTACTTGCGCAGGTTGGCTATGGTAGCCCCTGCAATCGCAGCACCGATGCCAAACTTACGCGTCCGGCAAAGCTCTTTGTTGCAGTGTGAATTGATCGGCGCGTCCGAACATTTGTAAGCGTATTCTTTTCGCTGTAGCTGCTTGGCAACTATGTTGACCTCCGGTAATGGTAACGGCGGAGACAGATACTCCATGTTGTAGCGCAGTATTTCCGATTCCCAGCTATCCGGATAAGCTTTACGCAGATACACCCCGATGTTGAATAACCCGTTGTTGCGCCCGCCTTCGCTAATGCCCTGCTTACACAGGATTTGAAGACAGGGAGGCCCGTTTTGAAGCAGCTTGGTTTCGCCGCCTCCGATGACCTGTAGCTTAACGACCTCTTCCGGAGTCTGAACAAATCTTTCGTGGATTTCCACAAACTCTTCAATGGTGGCAGAAGTGCCGTCGTCTAAAAAAGCGTACCGAAGCCCTCCTTCGTGATCGTAATAAGGTAGGTTGAGAAAGTTGCCTACGTCGCCTCTGTCGAGATTAAGCCTAATCTGTTTCGGAAAAATCTCGCTCTCACCGTAGCCTAATGCAGCCGCCATGGATTGCAGTGCCTTCTGCATATCTTTGGCATCGGTCCAGTCAGTGGTGAACAAGAAGCAATGCGCTCCGCCCGATTTAGATCGGCAGATAACAAGGGGCAGCTTCATGCGGCGGATCTTATCCACCAATAATTTGTGGTCTAGGGGGTACTGGTCAATGTCGATGCAGCCCCACTTACAATTATTATCTTCATTGATGGGTACAATGCCAAGACCATTGCCTGTACCCGTTAAGTGGTCTTCCCAAAGTTTTTTGGTCTGCGGTTCGCGAAGAACGCCAGCCTTACCTTGAGCCTTACCGTTCGCGCCCGTCTTTTCTATTCTGAAGTAGCCGTGCGCTACCTTTAGGCCCTCAAAAATGGCCATAAATTTATCTAAAGACATTGTGGCTCCTTCATGCGGAAAAAAAGCGGGGCATAGTGCCCCGCCTCAAAGATAACTTAGAACGGTATTTTGCTGCCGCCTGAGTCCTCGTTTTCCGTATGCTTGACCACAACGTCGCCGCTGGTGATGCTTCCGGCAAAAGCTTTTGCCTGACCGTACAGAGACGCTTCTGAGATGGGCCCTTCACAAGACATTTCCCAGCCGTGCCACGAGCCCTTACTGTTTTCTTCAGAGACCGTTTTTAAGTGATAAATATGCGAGAACCTTGGCGGCGTAAATGCCCCATTAGCACCTTGCATAGATCGCGAAGCCATCATGCTGTTCCACTTACGCGACTTCTTGAGCTGCGTGGATTTCATTGCAATCAGGGCAGTCTCGACCCCACCGTTTTCTCCGACTAACAACACAAAGTGCTGATGTGTTTCCTCGATGTACTCACCACTGCCATCGGCCACATAGTCTTTATTGTCGTCGCTGGATCGCTCCGTTTCCGGACGCGTGTCACCGGGCTCATAAATAGCCGTAGGCGCACCGCTACCACTGCCACGTGGTGCCCACTGGATAAACCTACGCTGATAAGAGCACGGAATCACTCGGACGCCATCCTTACCTTTGTAAACCATTCCGGTCACGGTGTTATATATATCGCCCTTACGAGCCGCTTCGTTTTCGTCCAAGATAGGGTCATTG